GAGATAAAGGGAGACGGAGACAGGACTTAACTGCTTCATCTGCTTTCATTGCCTCTATGCCAGAGGGCAAGTATCGTGTGTATCGCACAGGTGGAACGCATTCTCTTCCTATGTATGAAGGGCGTAGTGACTTTCCTTTTGTTTTAAACACAAAAACAGGTAAGATACTACAACCTACATTTAGTAGAGCAGTGTATCCAGCTATATCATTAAATAATGGAAGGTTTACAAAACCAATTTATATACATCGTATATGTGCAATGGCTTTTGTTGGTAATCCTGCTCCAGTAGATAGATATAATGTTGATCACATCAATGAAGATAAATTAGATTATGCTGTAAATAATTTAAGATGGGTATCAATGTCAGAAAATATGTCAAATATTCATAATAGAGCAAACAAAACGAATAGCGAATATAAGTATTATTCAACTAATAATTTTGTATAGGATTGACAATGAAACTAACACTTGATGTAGAGAATACGGTAACGCACAGAGGTGGTAAAATGCACCTTGATCCTTTTGAGCCAGAGAATACACTGGTTATGGTAGGAATGCTCTCTGACCAAGGTAAAGAGACTATTGTTACATTCGATCATGCAGAACAACAGAGTGGAGAACACTCACATGCATTTGTTCAGGATATGCTCGACAGAGCTACTGTACTCATTATGCACAATGCTGCGCACGATTTGTTATGGCTGTGGGAGTCAGGTTTCAGATATGATGGCCCTGTGTTTGACACAATGCTGGCAGAGTATGTGCTACAGCGTGGGCAAAAAGAGCCACTGTCGCTTGAGGCTTGTGCAGAGCGTTATGACTTGGACACGAAAAAGCAAGACACATTGAAGGAATACTTTAAGAAAGGATATAGCACACGTGATATACCTCATGCAGAGTTGTCAGAGTATCTATCTGCTGACCTTCATGCTACGCAGCAACTGTCTAACAAGTTGTGGTATCGCTTGAATACTCAATCGGATAGTGGTTTGCTTGGAACAGTTGACTTAACTAATCAGGTTGCTATATGTCTTGCCCGCATTTATCAGAGGGGTTTTTCTGTAGACAAAAACAAACTAGATGAAGTGAAGCATGAATTTGAACAGGAAAAAATTGATTTGATAGATAGTTTGCAAAAGCATGTTCGTAAACTTATGGGTGACACACCAATTAACTTGAACAGTCCAGAGCAGTTATCTTGGGTAATTTATGGTAGGAAGGTTCTTGATAAGATTTATTGGGCAACTGCCATTGACCCATACATGAAGGATGCAGAGTTTCGTAGCCTTGTATCTAGTAGTACAGAGAGGCTAAAGAAGACAAAAGCAGAACAGTGCCACGAATGCACTGGAACTGGATACATTCGCAAAATGAAGAAAGATGGAACACCATATGCAAATGCCAATAGGTGTCCATCATGTGACACTAGTGGATTTAATTTTGTAAAAACTAATGAATCTGCTGGTATTGGATTTAAGCCACCATCAGCGAAGTGGGCAAGTGCAAGCGGATTTACTACAAGTAAGCAAAACCTAGAGATACTTGAGGGTGCTGCCCGGTCGAAAGGAATGGATGATGCTGTAGAGTTTTTATCAAAGGTACGCAGACTATCTGCCGTTGACACATACCTTTCATCATTTGTTGAGGGTATAAACCTACACACAAAGAATGATGGCAAATTACATGTGCGTTTGTTACAACACCGCACTGCAACTGGTCGTTTTAGTGGGGCAGACCCAAACATGCAGAACATGCCACGTGGCGGCACGTTTCCTGTAAAGAAAGTATTTGTGTCACGATTTAATGGTGGTAAGATACTTGAGGCTGATATGGCGCAGCTAGAGTTTCGCACTGCCGCATTTTTATCACAGGATGGAGTAGCAATTGAAGAAGTATCTACTGGATTTGATGTACACGCATACACCGCTGAAGTTATTAGTACCGCTGGTCAACCTACGGATAGGCAGACTGCGAAAGCGCATACATTCGCACCATTATATGGAGCAACAGGCTTTGGCAGAACACCAGCAGAAGCAGAGTACTACACCCACTTCAACGAGAAGTACACGGGCATCGCAGCTTGGCATTCCCGATTGGCTAAAGAGGCTATAGAAACACAGAAAATATGCACTCCTAGTGGCCGGGAATTTGCGTTTCCAAATGTCGTAAGAAAAGCAAATGGTAGGATCACAAACTTTACACAGATTAAGAACTATCCAGTGCAATCCTTTGCAACTGCAGACATAGTTCCATTAGCTTTATTACACATTGAAAAACTACTTGACGGTATGCAATCTTGTGTGGTAAACAGTGTTCACGATAGCATTGTAATTGATGTTCACCCAGATGAGGAAAAACAAGTTATAGCATTGATAAATAAGACTAATGATGAATTACCAAACTTGATCACACTACGATGGGGAATTGTATTTAATGTTCCACTACTACTTGAATCAAAAATAGGAGAAAACTGGCTTGACACGAAAGACGTATCCTGATATAACTATGAAACTTTTTGCAGAAAAGAAAGGAGAATTTAAACATGACACAACTTACAACAATTGATACTAATAACTTTGCTATGATGGCAAAGGCTATGGGTATTGCAGGCGAGGCAGAGACAGGATCAAAATCTAGTTCACTGGCAAGGCTGCGCATTAACCACTCACCAATTATGGGTATGACTGAAATGAATGGCAAGAAAGTCAACATGGAAGTAGTTAGTGGTGGTACATATCGTTTGGACATTCCAGATGGACCAAACTATTATGCTAACTCAATTATCATTCGTCCATATATGCAACGCTTTATGTACAAGCGTTTTGTAAAGGGCAATGACAAAACACCTAATAAGTTTATTAAGACAATTATGGCTGATAGCCTTAATATAGACTTAAAAGATAACGAAGGTGGTTTTAATTGTGGTAAACCTGCGGGATACATCAAAGACTTCAAAGCACTTCCAGAAAAAATGCAAGAGTTACTTAAGCAAATTAAACGTGTACGTGTTGTTTTTGGAACAGTCGAGATGAAAGACCCAACGGATGATTCTGGAAATCCAGTCACTATTGAGGAAATTCCATTTATTTGGGAAATAGACAATCGTGATGCTTTTAAATTAGTTGGGGAGAGTTTTACTAAACTTGCCAAGTTAAAACGCTTACCTATTCAGCATCTAATAACTGCCAATACAGAAGAGCGTAAGCTGCCAAATGGTAGCAGTTTTTATCTTCCTGTTGTATCTCTTGATGTGACAAAATCATTGTCTCTTACAGACACAGAGCAAAACACTTTTGCGGATTTTATGGGTTGGGTAGATAACTACAACACGTACATCATTAACACATGGGCAGAGAAAGCAAAGGATGAAATGAGTGATGATGATATTGATGTCGTTGATGGTATGGTAGACATTGATATAGATGAAGAGGTAGCATAATGAAGCACCCAGCTGAACTGGCACTGCACCAATACATGGAAGATGCAGTAGGTGGTAAAACCACTATGTCTGAAGCAACTATTAAACAGGTTGCTACGGATGTAGCAGAGGCTCTTACTCGCCAGTTTGCTGGTGGCAAAAGCCGGGGCGACTTTAGGTTACGCATGTCAAACATTGGCAGACCATCTTGCCAATTATGGTATGAGAAAAACAAACCTGAAGTTGCCCTACCTTTACCTACCACATTTATAATGAACATGATGATTGGAGACATCGTAGAGGCTGTCTTCAAAGGTATATTAAAAGAAGCAGGAGTAAAATATGAAGATTCCGATAGCGTCACTCTGGACTTGGATAGCACATCCATTAACGGAACATATGATATTGCTATTAATGGTTCTGTTGATGATATTAAATCCGCATCTAATTGGTCTTATAGCAACAAGTTTGATTCTTTTGAAACATTAAAAGAGTCAGACGGATTTGGGTATGTAGCGCAGCTTGCTGGTTACGCAAAGGCATCAGGTAAAAATGCTGGTGGCTGGTGGGTAGTTAATAAAGCAAATGGTGAATTTAAATATGTACCAGCTACAGGTCTTGATATTGAAGAAGAACTAAATAAAGTAGAAGATACTATTCAGACACTTGAAGTAAACGAGTTTAAACGATGCTTCGAGCCAGTACCTGAAAAGTTTAGGGGGAAAGAAACAGGTAATCTTGTCTTAAATAAGAACTGCACATTTTGTTCTTATCGACATGATTGTTGGCCTGATATGAAAGAATTGCCAGCCGTTAAATCGCAGGCAAAAGAGCCAAAGACGGTGGCATATATTAAACTAGCGAAAGAATATAATGCCGCATAACGCAAATCAATTTCGTGCCGCACGTAAGTATGGCTATCGCAGTGGGCTAGAGTTATCCCTTTCAAAGTTTCTTAAAGAACTTAATGTTTCCTTTGATTACGAGTGCATTAAGATTGAATGGGAAGACCTAGCCTACCGCACATATACACCAGACTTCGTGTTAAATAACGGTATTATCATAGAAACAAAAGGCATGTTCACTGCTGCAGATAGACGTAAACATTTAGCTATCAAAAGACAGCATCCTAAACTTGACATTCGTTTTGTTTTTGAAAACAGTAGACGAAAACTACGCAAAGGTGCAAAGTCTTCTTATGGTGAGTGGTGCATTAAATATGGATTCAGATATTATGATCGCATCATTCCAGAAGACTGGCTTAAGGAGAAGGGTAAAAACAATTATCCAAAGTTTATTGCATTTAGCGGAAGCAAGATAAAAAGGAGAAAGTAACATGAAACAAAAAGATTTAGCTATGATTGACGATAATGATATGATAATACGTGTACGTCCTTATGAAAATAATGATGGCTCTTGGAATGGGGAGATTGATATATCAATAATTTCACAACCAGAAAATACATTTAGTGATGATGACTATTTTCAAATTATGCATTTCTGTAAAATGATGGCATCAACAGTTCCGATTATGGAAAATAATGAAAAAATAAGAGATATGGTACATGATTATGTTGTGAATGTTGTTGACAGTGTTGTTGAAGTTGTGTTAGAAGATGACTACGAGGATGAAAAACCCACTATTGTTTCTCGTGATAAAAATATTATTTCAATTGATTTTAAGACAAAGGGGAACGCATGAGACATGAAACATTTATGAAACAAGCTATGGAACAATCAGACAGTAAACAAATGTGGCCTTCTGAAGATGCAGTTGATATGGTCAATAGCCCACCACATTATAATCAGACAGGCATTGAGTGTATTCACGCTATCTCTGCTGCTACTGGTGATGGGTTCAAGTACTATCTGCAAGGCAACATTATGAAATACCTATGGCGTTTTGACTATAAAGACAAACCACTAGAAGACTTGAAGAAAGCACAGTGGTATCTGGACAAGTTGATTGAAGAGGTAATGGCTAATGATAAGAGTTAAGATGTTCATTACCCTTGACGTAGACGAAGAAGAATATCCAATACCAGCAGATGAAAATGTTGGTGAGGAATTAGAAGACGGTATCCGGGAGTATTTTTATGATGTAGACGGTGCTGAAATTAAAAGTATGAAAACAATACAGGAGTGACAGATATGATAAACAATTATTTACCTACAGACTATCAAAATTTTATAGCACTTTCACGTTATGCAAGATGGAAGGAAGATGAGCAGCGAAGAGAAACATGGAATGAAACAGTATCAAGATATTTTGACTATATGGCTAGCCACTTGTCTAGCAATCATGACTATCAGCTTTCTGATTCATTAAGGGCTGAACTTGAAGAGGCAGTACTTACACAGCAAGTAATGCCAAGTATGCGTGCGCTTATGACTGCTGGTCCTGCATTGGATCGGTGTCATGTAGGTGGCTACAACTGTTCATATGTTCCCGTAGACAATCCACGTGCATTTGATGAGACAATGTATATTCTTATGTGTGGCACAGGCGTAGGCTTCAGTGTTGAGCGTCATCATGTTGAGAAACTGCCTCAAGTAAATGAAGACTTTCATGATACAGACACAGTAATCAAAGTAGGTGACAGCCGCCCCGGATGGGCAAAGTCACTGAAAGAACTGATTGCTATGCTTTACACTGGACAAATTCCCAAGTTCGATGTCAGCGAAGTGCGTCCTTCAGGTGCAAGGCTCAAGACTTTCGGTGGTCGTGCGTCAGGTCCACAGCCTCTTGTTGAACTCTTTGAGTTTTGTATTCAAAAGTTCAAGGGTGCTGCGGGTCGCCGCTTATATCCAGTTGAATGTCACGACATAATGTGTAAAATTGGTGAGGTTGTTGTTGTTGGTGGTGTCAGACGAAGCGCACTCATCAGCCTGTCCAACTTAAATGACGATCAGATGCGTCATGCAAAAGCAGGTAAGTGGTGGGAATATGAAGGTCAACGTGCGCTTGCAAACAACAGCGTTGCCTATAAAGAAAAACCACAGATGGGAACATTCATGCGCGAATGGTTGTCCTTGTATGAATCCAAGTCAGGTGAACGTGGTATATTTAACAGGCAGTCTGCTAAAATGCAGGCATCAAAGAATGGTAGGCGTGACATTGAACATGACTTTGGGTGTAACCCTTGTTCAGAGATTATTCTACGCCCATATCAGTTCTGTAATCTGTCAGAGGTAGTTGTACGTGCGACAGATACAGTGGAAACACTGAAAGAGAAAGTTCGTTTGGCTACTATTCTTGGTACATTGCAAGCCACACTGACCAACTTTAAGTATCTGCGTAAGATTTGGAAAAACAACACAGAGGAAGAGCGTTTGTTGGGTGTGTCACTGACAGGTATCATGGATAATGAACTGACATCAGGACGAAGTGCTAAACTTGGCATGAACATAGGCCAGGTCCTAGAGAACTTGCGTGATGTTGCAGTTGAGACTAACAAAGCATATGCCAAGATGATTGGTATATCACAGTCTACTGCTGTTACATGCGTTAAGCCATCAGGTACAGTGTCACAGCTGACTGATGCTGCATCAGGTATTCATGCACGGCATAACCCGTATTACATTCGTACTGTTCGTGGAGATAATAAAGACCCATTGACACAGTTCCTTATGTCACAGGGTATTCCTGCAGAGCCAGATGTAATGAAGCCTGATAGCACAACAGTGTTTAGCTTTCCTATGAAGTCTCCTAATCGTGCTGTTTGTCGTACAGATATGAGTGCTATTGAACAGCTTGAACTGTGGCTTATGTACCAGCGTTATTGGTGTGAACACAAACCATCTGTTACTATTTCCGTGAAAGAACATGAGTGGATGGAAGTAGGCACATGGGTATACAAAAACTTTGATGAGGTATCAGGCATTAGTTTCTTGCCTCATGATGACCACACATATAAGCAAGCACCTTATCAGGACATTGATGAAGATACTTATAAAGAGTTCTTGACAAAGATGCCAAAGAATGTAGACTGGTCATTGTTGCAAGAGTTTGAGAAAGAGGATACAACTTCAGGTGGGCGTGAGTTGGCTTGTACTGCAGGAGTATGTGAAGTAGTTGACATCGAAGCAGCGTAGTGATAAGTTAGTGTGGAAGCGTGGGGAAGGTTGGATACAGTTCAATCCCCCACGTAGCCATCCTAGTTATGATGAGTGGCAGAGGCTGAAACAAAAAGAAAAGGAGAAGGAAAATGGTAGCAAAGATTGACATCAAAGATTATGTAGAACATGAAGACGGTTCAGCCACTGTAGTGTTTGAGTGTGACGATGAAGCAAAGAAATCACTTATCAGTGAAGGATTGCTTTCCTTGATTGAGAAAGCTGTTGATAAACATAATGAAGAATATGATTATATGAAAGGAGAATATGAAAATGACTGATGAAAAACAAATGATCACTATTGGTGGTAAAGAATATGACTATGTTGAACTGGAAGACAACGAACAGTATCTAGTGAATCAGATTCGTGACTTGAATACAAAGATTGCTCAAGCACAGTTTGGTATAGATCAGCTTCGTGCTGCACAAGATACTTTCACGAAGATGCTAGTTGAGTCTGTAAACAAACCTGAAACTGAAGAAGGTGATGCTGGTGAGGCGTAATGGTTTAGGAAAGTATGATGCTCCACTGCGTATTCAATACCAGTGGGGCTACGAAGCCTTCAAGAAAGGTGGTGGCTTTAAGCAAGTTGGTAAGCATAGTGTGTATGTAGAGAACAGACCAAATATGGATACACACACTATGCAATACCGTGAGTGGCAAAGAGGGTGGAATACAGCCTACTTTGAAAACTTGGAGAAGTTAAATGAATCTGGAGCAAGAGGCTAAACAATGGATGGAGCAAAGAGGTATGAGTAGTATTACAGCAACTGAATATCAAAGACGTGCTGCAGAAACAGCCATATTCCCAAAACAAAAAGCCCTTGAGTATTTAACTCTTGGGCTTGTAGGTGAGGCAGGTGAGATTGCTAATAAAGCTAAAAAGCTCATTCGTGATGGCGCAGATGTTGAAGGCTATAATGATAAGCTCAATCAAATTGCATCAGAATTAGGTGATGTGCTTTGGTATGCTGCAATGTTAGCAAACGAAGTTGATGTTAATCTAGGAAAAGTAATGGAAGCAAATCTTGATAAATTATCCGATAGAAAAGCTAGAGGTGTCATAGGTGGTTCTGGTGATAACCGTTAAACTAAAAGGGGGCTTAATTGCCCCCTCTTTTTATTGTCTTTGTTTTGCGTAACGTCCATGCGTCTTCGTGTAATCAAGAAGTCGTAGCACTTCCTGTGGATTAAACATATCAACTTCTCTATTGTATTCCGCTTCAAAAGCATCCATTGCCGCACGTTTAGAAGCCTGTGGTTGACCTCTAAACTTACTGATGTTTGCAGCCGCAACGGTATCTTCATCTGCAAGTTTCATTTCTGCACGAATCATTGACTTGGCACGTGTAATCCATTTACCAGTAAGTGCGGCAGTATCTGCTGCAGACAAACCTTCTTCACGAGCAGTTGCCAGAACTTCTGGTATTTCCATATTCATGGCATAGCCCATTTCTCTGTTTACTGCTCTGTCCACTTTTGGAGAACTTGTTCTCGTCATAAAGTTACGATAGTCAAAACCTAAATCATATAGTTCATTTACGTATTTTGGTGGTATTCTTTGCAATGTTGCACCAAACATTAATTTCATAAATGGCATAACACGTTCAGGAGTTTCTTCAAAACGTGGGTCTTCTTTATCAGGATATTTAGCAACCTCAAATCCGAATGCATCACCAAATTCTTCTTTTATTTTACCAACCCGTAAATCAATCGGACGCATAAATCCATTAAAGAATGATTCAATGCTATCTCGTACTTTTGGGTCTTCTGCGTAGTCCCGCTGACGCTGATTCATATCCGTGAACAATGATGCTGCATCTGCAACCTGCCAGATAGGTTGACCGTATCCAGATACCATTTCACCTATGTATCTACCAAGATTGTTATATGCATCTTGTTGGTCAAGTGGATCAGCTGTTTCGCTTAACAAGTCACGTGTTAGCATATCAAGAGGACCTTGACCTCTGAAACCAGTACCAGTAAAACCTTCTAGCAACTCTTCTTTGGTTGTGTCTTTCAAAACATTTGGGTCTTTTAGGAAGTCAATTGGAATTGTACCACGATGTAGCATTTCACCAATCAACAGATAAGGTGTTAATGGGAAGAATGGACGAGCATCAAATTCATTACCCATGCCATCCTTTAGCATATACCAGTCTGATCCTGCCATATCATTATCACGGTCACGTAAATAATAGCCTAATGCAATTAAAGGAATACCACCAGCAATGCCTTCAGATAATTGTCTATACATATCATCTGTAATTTTCTGGCCTTTTAGTTTTGATGCACCCATTCTAAATAGCGCAGTTCCTGCACCAGTTACATTATAGTTATAGCTAAATTCCATAGCTTTAATCATAAACCGTGGAAACGGAATAACTGTAGTCAAGCCAGATTGAACAATGAAATTATTTACAAGTTTACCAATACCTGTTTTTGGCTGTGATGCGTAGGTAAATTCTAGTGCGTCATTAGTAGCTTTTGCTACCATATCTTCCGTTACATTTTGAGTTAATGTTCCTTTCTTTAGAACATCCATCATGTCTACACCTTTGTCTATCATCTGACGTTGTATAGACGCAGTAAATGCACCATTACGAAAAACAGCTTCTTGAAAACGGTTAAGTATATTTACATGGTGAATTGCATTTTCCCATGTATCAAGAATCTGGTTAGTCCTTGTAAGACCTTCGCCTTGTTTTGCTAATGCATTTTGACCCGGATTACCTTTAGCCAGTTTATTTGATACTTCAGAATACTGGTTGTAGAAACGAACCTTTTGATCTGGAAATGCATCAAGCATAAACTGTACTACAGTAGCAGCATCTTGTGGATCGAAATAAGTTTGCTTTAATTGAGCAAGACTTCCCTGAAAACTAACCTTTTTATTTGGGTTAATTGCAGACTCAAATGAATAAACAAGAGTATCCACACCTGAACGCAATACCTGTGATATTGTGTTACGTGCGGCAGTAGCAACACCACTAACCAATGTCAAACGTCTAATGTCTTCAAGTCTGCGCCATGTACTACCCACTTGCAATGCAGTATCTGCATCTGCTTCTTCAGCAATATCGGCGGCTGTTCTACGGCTTCCTGCAGTCACAAACTTGCGTTGTAATGCAGACAATTGACCAAGAGTTCTACCAGCACGACTTGCATCAGCAAACATGGCAGCACCAACTTCGCGTTTAGTTACACCATACTTGCCCATGATGGTGATTACTTCATCCATAGATTCTTCTGTGACGTTGCTCATAATATTAAGCATACGCTCACTTACACGCTCTTTACCTGCTACCGTTTTTGTCAGTGGTCCTGTTAAATCTTTAAGGGTAAGTTTCTCGTCTACATTATCTACCAGCTTTAGTGAGCCATCTTTCAAGCCAGATACCATATCGCCCATAGCGGCAGTAACACGCTCAAATATGTCAAAGCTAATTTCACCTTGAATAAGGTCTTCATCGACAGCAGAAATCATCTTGCCATCAACTTCTACTTTCTCAAAGAATGAACGAGCATTTGGGGATTTTTTAATGACTTCAGAATCAATGCCTTTAATAACACCAGCTTTGTTTCTGATAATAACTTCTTCACCGTAAATATCCGACAAACCTTTAGCAAGATTCTCTCGTACATCTTCAGCAAATACACCGTTTTTGTCATTAGTCTTTTTAGCAGCTTCTAACTGCTTCTTTTTCATGTTAGCAAGTGCTTTGTCCAAATCTCCACGAGTACCGATAGATACCCGCTTGGCGGCATTACGAGTGCCTACACCAGTCATCGCACCAGCAGTAAGGCCAGAGACACCAGCAACTGTAGCTACACGCTCAATGTCAATGTCTTCTCTTGCACCCATTTCAATTTCAGCATTTTGTACAAGGACATCAACAACTGCCGCACCCCCTGCTTCAATAGGTGCTGTACGAGCAGCCGCAATAATACCAGCTTTAAGTGGAGACATACCAGCGGCTGACAAACCAGTGCTAAAATATTTGCCTACACCTGCAGTAACCAAAGTCAGTGGATCAGACATTACTGCAAGCACATTGCCACCTACCGCATCAACAATGTCGCCTACCATTTCCATGCCTGTCATTTCTTTGTAGCGTTTGCTATTAAACAAACTACCTACATTATCGGCACGCTTATAGATACGCAAAGCACGTTCACGCTGTTCAGCAAAATCATTTGCTTTGTTTGTTAATTCAGTTTTTTCGTTTTCGGTTTTAGCAACACTTGCTTGTGCCATTGCTTCTTGTTCTTTTTGTTTAAGGCTTTTTAACCAAGAAATTTCACTAGCGGCATTCATAGAGTTTTGAGTCATAAATCTGTAGTGATCCATTAAATCATCTACAACATTTTCGTTTGTTAGTTCTTGACCGCCAAAAAGTGTACCAACACCTAATGTTGCTGCTCTTTCTGTTTTCTCAACACCAAAACGATCTTGTCTATACTGTAAAATATCAGATACCAACTCATCATCTTGTTCAAGACTTTTGATGGACTCTGGTTCTGAAGGTTCAGCGGCAACAGGCTCAAGGCGTTCTTCAGCAGACACATACTCTGGTGTAGGTTGAACTACAGCACCTTGTTCTATCTGTTGTGTAGGTTCAACGTCTTTTACATCTTCTTCTGTATACAGCAAAGAAGAACCACTAGGAGTTGAATCATCAATGACAGCCTTTGGAGTTATACCCATAGCTTTCAAATCATCAGCCGTATATAAATCGCTCATAATTATTTTTTCCGAATAATTAAAGGCTCAATATCAGAACCTAAATAAAGAACGGTGTTACCCTTTTTATCTATAA